AAAGATCTTGAACTGGAAGCAGACAAACCGGCATGGCAGAAAGGTAGAGAAGCCAGAAAGAAACAAGGAGAGCAAGCGCGTAAAGCCAAAAAGGAAAAATATAAGATGGCGATAGAAAATTTCCGGTTTACGCATGAGGACAAATATCCGACGGTAAAGGAGCTGTATGAAGTCCTGAAATCGGATGCAGAAGCAACCGGCGAGAAATATCCGGAGGAAAAAACGGTTCGAAATTCATTAAAAGAAATCGGATTTATGGTAAATAAAGATACACGTTGTATTTGCCCGATACCTGAAACATTTTAGGTCATGGGCAAATGCCCGACACCTAAAACAACATAGGTAACGGGAATGCCCGCGATCATGGTAACGGGCATCGGGCAGAAAGTTGCCCGACACCATGTTTTTTAGGTGACAGGAATGCCCGCCCGGCACCTGTATATAAATATATACCCTAATCGGGCGGGAATGTGCGGGCATGCCCACCCTAAGTGTGGGGCGATTGAGTACGCCCCCACAACGGGTTAGGAGCATACCCACCCAGCACAGACGCGCAGGAAAGGAATGATGAAAAATGACAGAGTTTTTTATGGCGATGGAACCGCCAACAATAACACACCAGGAGCACAAGGTCACAATCGTGAATGGCAGACCTGTGTTCTATGATCCGCCGGAACTGAAAGCTGCTAAGGAGAAATTGATTGGCAACTTGTACAAGTATCGCATTATGGCACCGTACAGAACGGGCGTAAGGCTGATTACCAAGTGGTGTTTCCCGAAGAATGGACATAAGGACGGAGAGTACAGGATCACAAAGCCTGACACCGATAACCTGCAGAAGATGTTAAAAGACTGCATGACGTTGGTAGGCTTTTGGAAGGATGATGCGCTGGTGGCATCTGAAATTACTGAAAAGTTTTGGGCGGAGAAGCCTGGTATCTATATCCGGATTGAGGAGCTACCATGATGAATTATTTTAAATTCTTTACAGAGGTCTGGCGATTTTTCAAGAAGTATTATAATCGGCCAGGAAAAGAACAGGACTATACTGAGAGCGTCCAGGAATGCTCTCAGCTTGCGAAATCATTCGGTAATGGGGATTTTGTAGACCGGGTATGCATTGCAGTCCTAGAAGAACTGGAACGCTGCTGGAAGGGCAGAGAGGAGGAGTAGATGGCAGTGATTGGAATCATCGTGTTTTGCGGGGGGATCATCTGTGCGGTGGCGTGGCTGCTGAACCGGGCAGAGCGTCCGAAGGATCCGGAAGAGGACCGGGAGCAGGAAGAATATCTTACGGAATGGAGCAGGAATCATGGGAAGAATGAAAAAAGCAAAGTGGAAAAGTAGAGAAGAGCACAACGACTATATCCATGCTGAATGCTCTGGTTGTGGCTTTCAGGTTGAGAGTTATGATGCCGTTGAAACAGGAAGATCCAGTACAGAATATATCAAAGCAAAATGGAAGTTCTGCCCGAAGTGCGGAGCTAAAATGACAGTGTAGAACAAACAGAAAGGAGCCAGCCTCCGGCCGGGGCAAAAGAAAAAAATGAAAAATATCAAAGAAAACAATTTCTCGAAAAGAGGGTCAAACAATGAAGGATCTGATTATTGACTGCTTTGCTGGCGGGGGCGGCGCCTCCGTCGGCATCGAGATGGCACTGGGGAGACCGGTAGATATTGCGATTAATCACGATCCGGATGCCATCCTGATGCACAAAACGAATCATCCGAACACGCTGCATCTAACAGAAGATATTTTTAAGGTTGACTTGAAGAAATATGTAAAAGGCCGGCACGTGGCTCTGATGTGGGCGTCGCCGGACTGTACAAGCCATAGCAAGGCAAAAGGCGGTAAACCACGGGAGAAAGGATTGAGAATTCTTCCGTGGGCTGTTTACAAACACGCTAAAGCAATTCTGCCGGACGTGATCCTGATGGAAAACGTAGAGGAAATACAACAGTGGGGGCCGCTTGACAGTAATGGTCATCCGATTAAGGAACGTCGTGGAGAGGACTATCGAAAATTTATTATGGCAATGAAATCTCTTGGATATATGTTTGAGTGCAGAGAACTGATAGCAGCAGACTACGGAGCACCCACGACACGGAAACGCTGGTACGCAATCTTCCGGAGAGACGGACGTGAGATTGTATGGCCGGCACCGACTCACTTCAAGGATCGAGAGCCACGGTGGAAAGCCTGTGGCGACTACATAGACTGGTCAGATTTTGGACGATCCATATTTGATAGGCCAAAGCCTCTGGCGGACGCGACTATGAAGCGTATCGCGAATGGAATCCGGAAATATATCGTGGAAAATCCGAATCCATATATCGTAAAAGATGGAGAAAAGCTGTTTTTGTCGTATCTGGATAAAGCATATGGTGGAAACTATAAAGGTTGTGGAAGTGACCTGCATTCTCCTTGCAGCACAATTACCACCGTAGATCACAATCGTCTGGTGACTGCTTTTCTCATCCAGTATCACGGCGAGACGAAAGCCGGAGATTCCCGGGGCCAGTTTCTAACGGAGCCGATCAAGACCATTGATACCAGTAACCGGTACGGGCTGGTGACAGCGTTTATTACCAAATATTACAAGACTGGTATCGGACAGGGTTGCGATGAGCCATTGCATACGATTACAACATCGCCGGGGCACTTCGGGCTGATATCCGCATTCCTGATTAAATATTACGGATCCGGCGGAAGCTGCCAAGGCATTGACAGGCCACTGGATACGATCACCACGAAGGATCGTTTTGGTTTGGTTAATGTGGTGCTGGATATTCAGGGAGAAAAATACATTCTGAAGGATATCTTCCTGCGAATGCTGAAACCGGAAGAACTGAAGCTGATGCAAGGATTCCCGAAAGATTATATCATTGATCGGGATTACAACTGGAAACCGTACCCGATTGCAAAGCAGGTGGCGCGGATCGGGAACAGTGTGGTGCCGATTATGGCGGAAAAGTTAGTAGAAGCCAACTGCTCGTACTTAAAAGTAGGGGAGCGGGTGCCGAACCTTAACATCAATGACAGCCAGGAGCAGTTGAGATTTGCGTGAGGAGGTGATACCAATGGAGAAAAAGGTTCTGGAGCAGTACATAGACGCATGCGAGCTGATCAAAGAGACGGAAAAGGACATTAGACGGCTGAAAAAGAAGCGGCAGACCATCGTGCAGACGAACGTGTCCGGGAGCAATCCGGAATTTCCGTACAATCCGCAGCACTTTAAGATCGCTGGGACGGCGTTTACGTATGAGGAGGACTCGCGCCTGCGGTACGAGGAGAAAATCCTGGAAGAGCGCCGGGAAAACGCCCAGCGGTTGAAGGTAGAAGTGGAGCAGTGGATGAACCACATTCCGCAGAGGATGCAGCGGATCATCAAGTACAGAGTCTTCGAGGAGATGAGCTGGAGCCAGGTGGCAAGTAAACTGGGGCGGAAAGCTACGGAGGGCAGTGTGAAAATGGAATTTCAAAGATTTTTCGAGAAAGAGTAAACTTTGTTACGTTTGTTACATATGTTACGATTCAAAATGTTATAGTGTATCATGGAAGAACGGCAGGAAGGGTTTCATCTTTTCTTTACCTCCTTGTGAATGTATTTTGAGCGGCGGTCAGGTGTTACAGCTTGACCGCTGATTGGGCGGCATCAGCCCGTGGAAAAAGTCCGAATGATGTACGATGTTGAACGAAGCCCCCAGACATCTGAACTGAGAGCGATGCACCGCCTTAGAGAGATTGACAAGGCCTGCTTGAATTTTATAGTTATGTAGTGCCATAACTACAAAAAACGGTAGGAAGTGCTATTGGAACGTAGCTCAAGGAGAGCGCAGAGACGCCGGCACGAGGCGCAGGTTCGAATCCTGCCGTTCCAACTCTCCATTGACTGGAGATCATCCCCCATATACTTCTTTTAAAACGTCCTGTAGAAATGCAGGACGTTTTGTAGTATGATGACAGAAAAAGGAGGAAAGTATAGGATGGATATAGGATTTGTAATTACGTATTTGCTTTGCCCAATTATTGTTTCTGTTGGCTTAATAACAGGGAAAAGGACAGGAGACCATCATCAATTATTGACGGCATATGCATTTAAAGGAATGTTTTATTTTTATTCGGCTGCGGCGAATTTGATCCATTTTATTAACCAATCGCATACAGAAAGAGATATTATTGGGCTTGCGATTGGATTGGCGATTATTGAGGGGACAAATGGAATAATGGAAGCAAAAACAGCTGCTTTAGAATGGGCAAAAGAGCAAGAAAAAAATAATATGTGAAAATCATAGGCGGTCTTGCATAGAGACTGCCTTTTGTTATATTCAAAAACGACGAATCGAGGTGATGGAACATGGCCCGGGCGCCAGATAAAAGAATAGAGCAGGCAAAGGGCATGTACC